AGTTTACAGCGTACACTCTGTACAAACCTTCTCTGGCATCGGACTTTGGATTTTGAATAGTCAACTTCGCATTGTCGATTCGAGAGAAATTGAGAGACCCACTTGGTTGCGATCTGTTCATGTTGAGACAGAATGGCCAAGAGAACAATGGGAGTGCGTCGAGAGAAGATGGCGCAAGCGTGGACGTGTGCATTTCATGAACCACGTTGTGGTGGAACGTGTTAGTCATGTTTTCAAACAAGGCGAGACCATTAATGTAAAGCGACGCGGTGTCGAAGCTGTAATCATCCGTCCAGGCACCGGTAGACACGTTGGAGGTCGTCAAGTGGAGGGCCTTGATTGGGTGGTTGAAATAGGTCAAGTCAATAGAAGTGTCAGTCTTGGTGGCTGGCTGATATTGAACTTGAGTGAACAACAATTCGTGTTCTTGCTCGGTGAAATATTCACGTTCCGCAGTGTCGAGGTATCCGTACATACCGTAAATCTTTGGAACGGCGCCGAGATTACCGAGACCCGAACGGCACTTGATGCGCAATTCAACCTCGTGGTATTGCAAAGCCACCAATGGAAGTGACTTAGTCCAGTCTTCGCTGAAGAAGAATGGAATCATGTAGTAATCACCCGCGGAACCACTGGCACCCTTCGCGTTATCAGCGACTTCGGCGGTCGTGACGGCGCACGAGGCCTTCGCTTGGTTGTCTTTGTACAAAACGTTGTGAACACCTTGTGCGTACAAGGAGTCGAATCGGCAGATTTCTTGGCCGCCGACTTGAAGGCTGAATTCAGTGACAGACGTGTCGTCCGTGGACAACAAACCATCGGTGTTGGTAGACACGTTAGAAATATTTGGGTGTTCGATCCAAATGTAGCTCAAGAGATCACCCTTGGAGCGAATTGGGATGACGACTTCGCTACCACCGGTGAAAGTACCGATGTAATCCATGCGCTCTGGCTTGAGAGCAAAGTTGGTGTGACGCTTGTAGTTTTGGCGCCAGAAACTGACTTGTGGATCGCCAGTGATGTATGCATCCTGAGCTCCGACTGAGACTAGTTCAACTAGCGCTGCTGACATTTAATAATAAACTATATTAAAATTTTAGGTCGATAACGAAGTATGGTTGTCTTCCAAGCACTGACCTGGGAGTCGAGAGATACAGATGACGAACACTTAATCAGCATCTTCGGTAAGACGAAGGAGGGTAAGTCCGTCTGTGTCACGACGAGCTTCACTCCGTACTTTTTCGTGAAACTCCCCCGTAATGCGACACCGCAACGTGTGAAAATCATTTACGATAAGATAGATAAGGCGTGTCCTGAGTGTCTCACAACCTTAAATACAATTCAGCGCAAGGATGTTTGGGGATTTCAAAATAATGAAAAGTTTCCATATCTTCAGCTATTTTGTAAAAACCTCGCGTCGCGCCGAATGGTGAGTGGAAGACTCCGAAGGCCTCTACCCGATGAAACCGTGAAAATGAAATTGTATGAATCTAATTTAGATCCAGTGTTGCGTCTCATGCATAGAACTGGTATTCAATCAACTGGGTGGCTAGACACTGGTGACGAATGCGAACCAGATTGTGTGGCAAACACGGATATTGATCTCAAGTGCAAAAATTGGAGAAACCTAAAACCTGTGGATGATCCGGAGACCGCACCATTTGTAGTAGCATCGGTAGATATCGAGTGTAACAGTTCTACGGGTAAATTTCCTGATGCGGACATAGAAGGTGATGCATGTTTTCAAATTGCTATTTCCCTGTGTAAGTTTGGAAGTGATGAACCATATGATAAAACCTGTTTGTGTTACAAAAAGACTGATTCTCAACTCGATGGGTGTAACATCGTATCATTCGACACGGAGCGTGAAATGCTCGAAGCGTTCCAGAGATATCTACACGAAAAGGATGTAGACATTATCACTGGGTGGAACATCTTTGGTTTTGATCTTGAATATCTCATGAAACGGGCTATCATCACCAAATGTAACCTAAAATTCTTTCAATTGAGTAAACTGCGGGGACACAATTGTGAACTTACACTCAAGAAGTTGTCTTCAAGTGCTTTGGGTGATAATGATTTGAAACTAGTGAGTATGCCTGGGCGTTTCATTTTTGATTTGTTTCATGAGGTGAAGAAGGGATACAAACTTGATTCTTATAAACTAGATAACGTGTCTAAACTGTATCTCGGGGATAATAAAATTGATATGCCTGCGAAGGAGATGTTTGCTCGGTACAAGGAAGGTGATCCCATAAAATTGCGTGAAGTTGCTGAGTATTGTATTAAGGATACTCTTCTTCCACACAGACTTTTGTCTAAACTGTGTATCTTGATTAACCTCCTGGAAATGGCGAAAGCGACGTGGGTACCTCTGTGTTATCTGGTGGAACGGGGGCAACAAATCAAGGTATTTAGTCAATTGACGAAGAAGGCGAGAGAAATGGGGTTCATGGTTCCAACGATTCAGTATGGACAATTAGGAGACCAAGGATACGAAGGTGCGACTGTTTTGGAAGCGCAGAAAGGTGCGTACTATAAACCTATTACAGCCCTAGATTTCGAAGGCCTGTATCCTTCGATCATGATGGCGCACAACCTGTGTTATTCGAGTCTCGTGATGGATCCAAAGTATGAAAACGTACCCGGTGTGGAATATGAAACCTTTGAGATACCTGTCCCGAGTAAAGTTGAAGGTCAACCACCTACCAAACGCATGTGTAAATTCGCACAAGGTGTACCGACACTTTTACCGAGCATTCTTCTCGAACTAAAACAATTCAGAAAACAAGCGAAGAAGGACATGGCAGCATCTAAAGGTGCACTCAAAGCCATGTATAATGGTAAGCAATTAGCCTATAAAGTGAGTATGAACTCCGTGTATGGATTCACGGGAGCGTCTAAGGGTATGCTTCCATGTGTAAATATTGCATCGACTGTGACAACAAAAGGGCGAAGCATGATCGATGAAACAAAAGAGTACGTGGAAAAGAACTTTCCAGGTGCGAAAGTGAGATACGGGGACACCGATAGTGTTATGGTTGAATTTGATGTAGGTGACCGTAAAGGCATAGAAGCCGTGGAATACAGTTGGGAAATCGGCGAACGTGCCGCCGAGGAGTGCACCGCGCTCTTCAAAAAACCAAATAATTTGGAACTCGAAAAGGTTTATTGGCCCTATTTCTTGTATAGTAAGAAACGGTATGCCGCTAAACTATGGACGCAAGGAAAAGATGGAAAGATGAATATGGACTACATAGACGTGAAGGGTTTACAGCTCGTGCGACGTGACAACACGGCACACGTACGAGAGGTATGTAAAGAACTTTTGGATGTCGTACTCGAAAGTAGTGACATCGAACCCCCGAAAGCACTCGCACTCCAGCGAGCTATTGAACTTTTGGAAGGTGATGTACCGAACGAAAAGCTCACGCTTTCGCAAAGCTTATCCGATTCATATAAGGTCAAGGGACACAACGTCTCCATAAACAGCCCTGGAATCAAGGACATCAACCAAGCACACGTCCAGGTGGTTCGAAAAATGCGTGAGAGACAACCCGGTTCCGAGCCGCAGTCAGGGGATCGTGTGCCTTACATTCTCGTGAAGACGGGAGATCAAAAGGCGAAAGCTTTTGAGAAATCCGAAGATCCAAAGTATGTCGCAGAGAACAACGTCCCAATTGACTATGAGTACTACTTCATGAACAAGTTCATTAATCCGGTGTGTGATTTACTCGAACCACTCTTCGATGATCCAAAGGAAGAGATTTTTGGGGAGCTTCTTACTAAGATTAAACCAAAACGAAGACCAAAGAAGAAAGAGACACCTCTCGATGAATTACCATTTAAAAATTAGGCGCTATAATGTATTAAGGAGATGAGGGTGTCAGAAAATCTGGTAAAGGCATACGAAGAAGATTTGGACAGAGCGACACATGAGCGGGTGTTAAAGTTTGTCCAGAATGTTTCGACCAATTATAACATTCCTCTTAAACTATTGATGCGTGACATGCCCAATCCACGTGGGTATTGTATGGGTATCAAAAAAGGTGGTGAACCGTGTACTCGTAAGGCGAGTCACGAAGGTTTTTGTCTATCGCACGCAAATACACCCCGGCTTCATGAACCAGTCAATATAAGTACGAGTGTCAGACATAACCACACATTTCCACCTATGTATAGTCCTACATGTCCCGCGTGTGAATCATCTAGCAATAACCAATTTAGAGATTTGAGAAGTATGATGTAGTATGAGGAAATCAGATATTCTGTTAAATTCCATAGATGCGTTTTACGGTACCCCTGAAAACGGTGAGACGCTCATGCAGATACTCACCAAAACAGGTGGTATTTCCCTCCGTAACCTCGAGTGGTTCATAACCAATTATTCTAAAAAGACAAACCTAATGTATAAAACAATCGACGGCAAAATATTTAGTGTACATTGTGCATATAAATCAACCTTGGATGGTTACAGTAAAAAGCTATTTGATCCATTTTGTCGTTCAGACAAGATATCCTACAAGGTGCCGGGTACATCTGATGAAATAAGCACAACCGTGGCTCAACTCAATTTCATCAAATGGTGTATCAAAAACGGTGTCATCGAATACATAAAAGAAAACAAAGATGCATTATTTGGTAAGTAATTCTTCACCCTCTTCTGGTAGAGGAGGTGGATCTCGAGTGCTCACGTATCCATTTTCGAATATGAGCATTTGATAACACGTGTAGTAAATGTGACACGTGAACTCTTCACTCGTACCGTGATATGGGTTCATCTTGAATTCTATGAGAGTTCGATTATTTTTTATGTTTGTGAAATCCAAACTTCCCGATGGGTCTACATTTCTTGGATTCATCGAGAAGGTATATGTGTATATATTTCTCGGCGTCGTGTGAAACTTGTGATTGAGAGGTGTGAGATATCTGTAGTAGTGTGAATCTACACGATTTATGAATGGCAATTCTTGACCATTTATGAATAACTTTGCTTCTGTTGCGACATCATCTGATAATGAATCAACCGCTCTTTTGTATTCTGCGAAAGGTGTGAGATTGAATCTGTTGTGATAATAGTGGAATTTTTGATCCGTTGTGCTACTATCAGATGGTGAAACGCTCACGTTACTGGAAATATTTTCATTTTCAAATAATTTGTTTCTAAAAAAGAAGTGGAGTGTTTTGACTCTATTTTCTGGTGTGAGTTCAATTTTTAGATTTTCATTTCCGGGTACGGTATCAACCTTCGGGTGTGTCTTGAATATATCTGTAATGATTTCATATTTGTTTGATGTGTAATAAAGTCTTTCATCTGGTGAAAGTGTGATTTCTTCTGTCACTATATCAAAATCATTGACAGTGCGAGCAACTGGGTCGTCCGTAAAGAACGATTGTGGTCTAAATTCTATCTCAAATTCAAGCTTTTGTTTGTTTATGGCACATAATGGGAAATAAGGCCTGTTGTGTACGTTTGTTTCGTAGTCCGATGATTCATAGCTTCTAGAAAAGAAGAATGGGATTGGTACGTATACAAATGTATCAGTTGTTTTTATGAAGTTGAATGTTGGGCTCAATACAGTTTCTCTATATATGAATCGACCATCTGTATAAATTCTACTCACGCTTTCAGACTGATCCAAGTACATCTCATCGTAGATGAATCCTATGTCATCCCTGTACACTTCTAGAACTGTTTCGTCTACACGCATAGTTATAGTCTTAAATAAATGTCTACCAACGCGATCGGCGTAGTTGTAATTAGATGAACTTAGTCTAGGTAATTTGATTTTTATGTACATATTACATAATAAGTCTCCCATATCTTGTGGTCTAAGTGTGACCTTTATGGATTGATTGAATGGCCAGCCATCTGTCGCATTCGATGGTTTGTTGACCTTAAAATTCCTATGGAATTTCCTAAAGTTTGAGTGTCTCTTCTCTTCATACTTAAAGGGTGATTCGCCACCCAATAGGTATGTGTCCTGCTGTCCTATGGCAGACAGGCAAAGTGCGGCACCGGTATCTGGACCAGATCTATCGCACATACTACTTATTGCTTATATATTTTTAAATCCATTTTCCACATGTCGAGGT